CTCCAGCAGCAGGGTGATGCGCCGGCTGACGGCGGCCAGGGGTTCCTCGTCCGTCAGCATCTCGTCCCAGCCGCCCTTGGCGATCCAGTAGTAGACGATCCGGACATTGGGCAGGCCGAGCTGGGCCTGAATCTCACGCGGTTTGCAGCGGCGTAGATACAGGCGCTTGGCGGCTTCTTTCACTTCGGTGGCGTATGGCATGGGCCGCAGTCTATGCGGCGAACTGGCCTTAAACGTGCTCTGCCGTTTCTCGTTATTCCTATTTAGTTCAGATAGTTACGGTGCGATTTTGAAGTGTTTGTTTAGGTTCTGATCGGTGCCTATGGTGGCGGTGTCTGACCCACCCACCAGCGAACCGAACCCATGCCCCGAACCCTCGTCACCGACTGGAAACGAGTCGCCACCAGCGGCAAGACCATCGACGGTCGCACTATCGAAGTGCAGGAACTGCGCGACATGGCCGAGACCTACAACCCGGCCACCTACACCGCCACGATCTGGTACGAACACATTCGCTACATGGGCAGCCTGGGCACTGTGGCCGCGCTGAAAGCCGAGGACGTGGAAGACGGCAAGGTCGCTCTGTTCGCGCAGCTCAAGCCCAACGACCGGCTGCTGCAGCTGAACAAGGAAGCGCAAAAGCTGTTCACCAGCGTGGAGATCCAGCCGAACTTCGCCGACAGCGGCAAGGCGTATCTGTCCGGCCTGGCCGTCACCGACGAGCCCGCCAGCCTGGGCACCCAGGAACTGCACTTCTCCCGCCGCGTTACTGCCGGCAACTACTGCGGCGCCCTGGAGCCGCTGGGCGACATCGACCCGGCCACCGAGGAAGACGCCGCCCTGTCCTTTTTCACCAAGCTGTTCGCCCACCTGCAGGGCAAGCCGCTGCCGAAATCCCCCGCAACCCCCGACGACGAGAGCACCCCAATGGATCCGAAAACCGTAGAGGCCTTCACGGCTGCGGTGGACAAGCTCGGCACCGTGGCGACCAGCCTGGAAAAGAGCGCCGCCACCTTTGCCGCGAAACCGGCCGAACCGGCCGCCGCACCTGCCGCGCCGGCTGCTGACCCCGCCAAGACCGAGGGCGAGCAAGCCAAGCCTGTGAGCGCTGAGCAGTTCGCCAAGCTCCAGGAAGGCCTGGAAGGCCTCACCAAGCTGTTCAACACCGCGCTGAATCAAGGCCAGGGCAAGGACGTGCCCGCGACCACCGGCGCCGCCGACGACGAAATGAAGGTGGATTGCTGATATGAAACTGAGCCAGTTTTCCCGCCAGCAGTACCACGCCCTGCAGGCCGCCGTCGCCCGCGCCTACGGCGTGCAGAGCGCCCGCGAAGAATTCAACGTCACCCCGGCCATGGCCCAGACGCTGAATGAAAAGATCACCCACAGCTCGAACTTCCTGCGCCGCATCAACGTGATCCCGGTCAGCGAGATCAAGGGCCAGAAGGTGATGATGGGCCTGAACGGCCCGGCCACCGGCCGCACCAACACCCAGAACGCCGACCGCGTACCGCGCAACCTGCTGGATCTGGACGCACTGGGCTACGAGCTGTTCGACACCCATACCGACGTGGCCCTGCCGTTCGCCAGCATCGACGCCTGGGCGAAGTTCAAGGACTTTGCCAACCGCTACAGCGCCGCCGTGCAGAAGCAGATCGGCCTGGATCGCATCATGATCGGCTGGAACGGCACCAGTGTGGCCGCGAACACCGACCCGGTGGCTAACCCGTTGCTCCAGGACGTGAACAAGGGCTGGCTGCAGATCGCCCGCGAGCAGGCCCCGCAGCAGGTACTCACCCAGGGCACCAAGGCTGCCGGCAAGATCCAGATCGGCGCCACTGGCGACTTCGCCAACCTGGACGCCTTCGTCTACGACCTGACGCAGATGATCGACGAGGAACACCGCGACGGTGGCGACCTGGTGGCCATCATCGGCCGCGAACTGATCGCCAAGGACAAGGGCAAGATGTACGCCGAGCACGGCAGCACCCCGTCCGAGAAAGAGCGCATCGAAATGGCCCAGGTGATCGACACCTACGGCGGCCTGCCCTCTTTCACTGCGCCGTTCTTCCCCGGCAAGGGCGTGGTGGTCACCAGCTTCGACAACCTGTCGATCTACTTCCAGGACGACAGCTGGCGGCGCTACCTGCAGGAAAATCCGAAGCGCTCGCAGATGGAGGATTACAACAGCCGCAACGAGGGCTATGTGATCGAGCAGCTGGGCAAGTTCGCCATGGCTGAGAGCGCCAACGTGGAGTTCGTCTGACCATGAGCATCGCCCTGGAGCATAAGAAGCGCATCCTGGGGCTCGGCAAGGCTGCCGGCGGTGCGGAGGTATTCACCCCCGCCACCGCCCTGGCAGGCCCGGCCAACGCCCAGAAACAGCTGACCCTGATGACCACCGCGCTGGCCGAGGATCTGGCCCGCCTTTCCGAGATCAACAGCATTGAGGCACGCCAGCAGCTCAAGCGCGACGAGCTGCTGCCCAAGTACCTGGACTATGTGCAGCGCTACCGCGAGTCCGGCCTTAATCACCCGAACCCGGTGATGATGCAGGTGCTGGTCTGGCTGTTCGACACCGCGCAGTTCGAGGCCGGCCTGGATCTGGCGCTGTTCGCCATCGAGCAGGCCCAGCAACTGCCCGAGCGATTCCGCCGTGACGTGCCCACCTTCGTGGCGGACGCGGTGATCGACTGGGCCGAGGCCGAGCACAAGGCCAAGCGTAGCCCGGAACCGTATCTGTCGCAGCTGCTGCCCTACGTGGACGGCTACTGGGCGCAGATCAACGCCGAGGACGGGGCTGTACTGCCCCAGCCGTGGCAGCTGTTCGAGCGCATCCCGGCGCGCTTCCACAAGCTGCTGGGCATCCTGGCCATGGAGCAAAAGCAGTGGGCCGATGCCATCGACCACTTCGAGCGAGCCACCGCGCTCTATCCGGAGATCGGCGTGAAAACCCGTTCGGATGAAGCCGCCAAGGCCCTGCGCAAGCAGGAAGCCGACCAGGGCTCCACCACCTAACCGTCTACCCCCCGCAGCGGGGGCCTGCCTAGGACGTGGCCCTGTGCCAACGCCCCGACAGCAGTCACCCCCGCCTTTATTCAACAAAAAGCCCCGCACTGGGCGGGGCTCTTGAGGACTGACGATGGCCTACGCAGCAGACGCATACGCCGCCAGCGGATCGCTCGGATCATTGTCCGGGTCGATGCGTGCGGCGATGTATTGCAGGTTGTCGTCGATCAGGCCCAGCCAGGTTATGAGCCCGTTGACCGCCCTGTCATCGAGTGTCAGCGCGCCGTTTTCGGTGTGCAGTAAGGTGATCAGCAGCGTGAGCTGGTTGCGGGTGTCGGCGGTTAATTCGAGCGCGTCCAGGATGTTCTGCGTGCGCCGGCTGGAAACGGCTTCGGCCTGGGCTTGGGATTCAGTGGTGCGGGCGTTGATTTGCTTGCGTGCCATGGTGGCAATCCTCTTGCTGATTTCTTTGAAGGTTCACACCGCACCTGTTTTGAGCAGATGGGTGCCGGGAGCTCAAAAGGCCCAGCAAGCGGCCCGGACTTCTTCCCCTTTCGGGTCTTGTATCCGTCGCACTCCCGACGTAACGGTAACGCACGCAAAATCCGGGCGTAAAAATACCGCATCTATCGTGGCGGGGCGACGCTTGCTGGGTGTAGGTGTTTTAAGCACCTGGGGCCAGAGCATAGCTGTGGCCTGCCGTCACGGCAAGGATATTGCGCGGCAATATTCCCCAATATCCCCCAATAAGCCTCAATATCCATCGGCGGGGGTGCTTGCATGAGCTTCTCCGGCAAGCCGACCACCTTCGTGGATCGCCCCATTCCCAACGATGGCTTCTGGCCCGATTTGGCCCTGGCCGAGTTCCAGGCCGCCTATCGCCTGCCCGGCGAGTTCCTGCCCGAGCTGCTGGCCGAGGGTGTGACCCTGGCCATGGGCGAAGTTAACCTTGACCTGGCCAAGCGCAAGGCCGCCTGGCAGGCCGCTGGCATCACCAACGTGGAAGCCGCCGACCCGCTGCTGTTGCAGGAGCGCGCCTTCTACGCCGCCACCTACAAGCGCGCCGTGTACTGCCGCGCCAAGGCCTTTTTGCTGCAGCAGTTCGCCACGGTGAGCCGCCGCGACAGCGCGGAGAACCTGGGTAAAGAGGCGCCCGAGCGCCACGAACTGTTCCTGAGCTACAGCCAGCAGGCCGTGCGCCTGATCCAGGGCCGTGGCCGGATTACGGCGGTGCTGCTGTGATCAAGCTGCGCGCCCTGACCACTTTCCTGCTGGAAAGCCGCCTGGTATTGCCCGAGCAGTTGGACAGCTGGGCCGAAAAGGTGGAGCTGTCGCTGATCTGGAAGCACACCGAGCGCGGCCTGCACATGGGTGACATGCGCTACCAGGCGGTGATCGTCCTAGAGCGCTTCGCCGACCACCCCGGCCGCCTGATGGCCTTGATCGGCAGCTGGCTGGAGAACCACGACAGCGAACGCACCGACTACGACCTGGGCGCCGCGCGCTTCGACATCGACCAGTTGGACGACGACACCGCAGACGTGGAAATCAGCCTGGAGTTCATCGAGCCGCAGCACCTGGCCGAGGAAGCCGGCGGCGAGATCCAGGCCTTCGGCAAGCACTGGGCCTTCGTGCCGTTCGACCTGTGGGTGGCCGAGGAAGGCGAGGTGACCCATGGCAGCTAGCCGAGCGCTGAACCTCGACGTGCGCGGCCTGTTGGACGTGAAAACCCAGCTTGAGCTGGTTGCCCTGCCGCCGAAGCTGCGCATTCGCCTGTTGAACCGCGTGACCCTGCGCCTGCGTGCCCAGTGGCGGCAGCGCGTGCGCGACCAGCGCGATGTGCGCGGCGCTGCCTTCGAACCACGCAAACGTAAAACCAAGCGCCCCGCCAAGGCGCTTGGTGGGCTGGCCAAGCAGCTGAGCGCTACCCGAGTCACCCAGGATTCCGCCGAGCTGGGCTGGCGATCCCGGAAGGCCGCGATGGTGGCCCGCGTGCACAACGAAGGGCACACCTTCCGCATGACCGCCGCGGCTATGCGCCGCCAGCGCAAGACAGCGCCCACCACCGCTAGCCGCCACCAAGCCAAGCGCCTGCGCCACCTGGGCTTCAAGGTGCGCCTGCCAGGCAAGGGCAAGCGCAAAAAGCCCCGTTGGATGAAACCGAGCGTGGCCTGGATTCAAGAAAACATCGGCTATGCGCAGGCGGGCCTGCTGATCCGCGTGCTGGCTGATGAAACCCCAGGCCCGACCAGTTGGAACATCGAGCTGCCGCGCCGGCAGTTCTTTGGCCCGGAAAACCCCGAGGAAGTCGCGCGGATTTTCGCCCACGTGCTTCCGCAGATCCTGAAATCACCCCGATAGCGAGGCCCAGCAATGGCGCAAGGCAAAGTAAGCGTAAGAAACCTGAACCTGGGCCAAGGCCCGGTGACGGAGATCGAGCGCTATTTCCTGTTTATCGGCTTGGCCGCAAGCAACGTCGGCGAGCTGATCCCTTTGAACACCCAGAGCGATCTGGACACCGAGCTGGGCGCCGCTGCCAGCGACCTGAAAACCCAGGTGA